ACCTGGCACACGTCCTGCCGCATGACGCCCGTGTGCGCGAACTGGGCAGCGGCTTGTCGCGCGTGGAGACGCTTGAGGGCCTCGGCTTGCGGAACATCACGATTGCCCCGAACATCCCGATTGAGGATGGCATCCAGGCTGTGCGCAACGGGCTGGCCCGCACGTTCATCGACAGCAAGCTGAACCGGTTCGCCGAGGCGCTCAGGCAGTATCAGCGCGATTGGGACGAGCGTTCTAAAACGTGGCGATCCCGGCCCCGACATGACCACAACTCGCACTCGGCCGACAGCGCGCGATATCTGTTTGTCGGGTATCGGCCGGTTGAAGACGACTGGAAAGCGCCTTTGCGCAGAAACTTGAAGGGCGTGCTATAATTGTGCTAGGGTAGCCCGAACGAAGGGGCGAGAGCATGGCAGATCAATTTGACCTTAAGTCATTGCTGGATGCTTTGATCTACGCTGAAAGCAATAACGACCCCATGGCCGTCTCAGACGTTGGCGCTGCCGGCCTGACGCAGATGATGCCAGATACTGCGATGAAACCGCGCGACGATGTGCGGAACGTTTTCGACCGCGCGCAAGAGCGAGGGTATGACGTTCCAGAACGCACGCCAGCCGCTGCGCAGGGTTTGCTGTTCGACCCGGATATCAGCTACCTCATGGGCGACGATTATCTGCGCGCCATGATTGACCTTACGGGCGGCGACATGGACCGCGCGTTGGCTGCCTACAACTGGGGCCCGACAAACGCGCTGAAGTGGAACGGTCAGTTTGACAGCTTGCCGGTGCAGTCGCAGGATTACATCCCAAAAATTCGTGCCAGATACGAAGACTTGACGGGATCGTTGCTGCCCGCCACCGGAACCTACGGCACGCAGCGCGTAACATCGCCCAGGCCCATGCCGCGCCCGATGGGCCTTTTGGAGATGACCCAATGAAAAAGCCAACCAAAGCCGCAGCCAAAGTCGCCAAGGTTATGGGCGAGTTCAAAAGCGGCACTCTTCACGGCGGCGTTGACCCGAAGGGTCCGAAGAAAGCGCCGATCGTCACCAACCGCAAACAAGCAATCGCCATCGCTCTCAGTAAAGCAGGAAAGGCCAAGAAATGAAAAAGCCAGTGAAGTTCACGCCCTGTAAGGGTTGCCCGAATCCCACGAAGTGCAAGGCCATGGGCAAGTGCATGATGAAGGCCGCGAAGTGAAGGGCCTCTATGCAAACCTGAACGCCAAAAAGGAGCGCATCAAGGCGGGCTCCGGCGAGAAAATGCGCAAGCCGGGTGACAAGGGTGCGCCCACGGCCGCCGCGTTCAAGGCATCAGCAAAGACGGCGAAGAAGAAATGAAAACTCCGGCCTGGACGCGCGCAGAAGGTAAGGCAAAATCCGGCGGATTGAATGCCAAAGGGCGCGCATCCGCCAAGGCCGAGGGCATGAACCTGAAGCCCCCGGTGAAAGCCGGAGACAACCCGCGCCGAGCCTCGTTCCTGGCCCGCATGGGCAATATGCCGGGGCCCGAGCGCAAGGATGGCGAACCGACGCGGCTTCTGTTATCCTTGAACGCATGGGGCGCGTCCAGCAAGGCCGACGCGAAAGCCAAGGCCAAGGCCATTTCGGCCCGCAATGAGGCGAAGAAGAAATGACCATCACGAATTACGGCACGCTGAAGACGGCCATCGCGGACACTTTGAACAGGGACGACCTTACCTCGGTCATCCCGTCTTTCGTCTCGCTGGCCCAGGCGCAGTTCAACCGCAAGATCCGCTCGCACCGCCAGATCACGCGGGGCAGCCTGACGATCGACGCGCAGTTCGAAGCCCTGCCGTCCAATTGGCTGGAAACGATCCGCATCACGATGGACGCCAGCCCGATCCGGGTGCTGACGCAGATCAGCATGGACGACCTGACGCGGTATCGCACGGCCATCGATAACACGACTGACGCGCCAGTTTACTTCGCTCACAACGGGACCGACATTGAGTTGTTCCCGACGCCGAGCACGTCCTACACGGCTGAAATCACTTACTACGCCAAGGTGACGGCGCTGTCGGCGGACGGTGATACCAACTGGCTGCTGACCAATCACCCTGATGTATACCTGTACGGATCTTTGGTGCATACTGCGCCATATCTGAAGGATGACGCTCGCATCGCTCTGTGGGCCGGGTTGCTGGCCCAAGGCATGAGCGAGATTGAAGATGAAAGCACCGCGGCCCGGTTCGGATCGCCACTGCGGATGAGGATGCGTTAAAAAATGGCCGACACAACGACGACGACGTATGCCCTGGTCAAGCCCGAAGTCGGCGCGTCTGCGGACACTTGGGGCACAAAGTTCAATACAACGCTCGACAGTCTGGATGATCTGCTCGACGGCACGACCGCGATCAAGCCCAATCTGACGGCAGGTCAGTGGAAGATCGGCGGGGTAGCGGTCACCTCAACCGCTGCCGAGTTGAACATCCTCGACGGGGTGACATCCACGGCGGCCGAACTCAATATCCTCGACGGGGTGACGGCCACGGCGGCGGAGATCAACGCGATTGATGGCGTCACAGCGACAGGGACGGCGCTGATTCGTGCTGCGGATGCGGCAGCAGGGAGAACCGCCATTAATGCGGCAGTGTTCCCAGCAACAGGCTCTGGCGTAGGCCAATGGCTGTCTATAACCAGCGGTGCGGCGAACGTTGCTCTGAACCTTCCGGCTGGCGGCACTTGGGCGTATTTTGCTATGTCAGTCAATAATTCGACTGGCGGTGTAACCAGTTTTGCGGCTTCGGTCGCCGCAGGCGGGACACAAATTTTTGCCGCGATTGCTGGAGTCAATCATTTCGGTTTCGCGTGGAGGATTTCATGACCTTTGAGGTCTTGCCTGCCCTCTGCTACATCATGAAGTCATAATATCGTGGCCGACGAACAGCGTCTTGAGCGCATGGAAAACAAGATCGACGAGTTGACCAAGGTAGTCACGTCGATGGCCCGCATCGAGGAGCGGATGATCACGCTGTTCAAGCGCATGGAAACATACGAGTTCCGGCACGATAACCTTGATGGCCGGATCGGCGATGTCGAGAAGACCGTCACCAAAACGGGTGTGGTGGACCAGGTACTGGAAAAGGGCTTTTGGGTCGTCATCGGCGGGGGCATTGCCTACGTCGTCAAGGTCTTCGGAGAGCAACCGTGAGACCGCTGAACGAGATCATTGTCCACTGCACGGCCACTAGGCCCGACTGGTGGGAAACCCGCACCACCGCGCAGAAGGTGGCAGAGGTCAAGCGGTGGCACGTTCAGGACCGCGGTTGGTCCGACATCGGGTATCACTTCCTGATCGACCGTGACGGCAAGGTGGTGGCCGGCAGGCCGCTGCAGGATGTCGGGGCGCACACGCAAGGCCACAACACCGGCACGATCGGCATCAGCCTGTTCGGCGGGCATGGCTCCGCGGCGACAGATGCTTTCGCGGAAAACTACACGCCAGAGCAGGACAAGGCTCTGCGTGATTTGATTGCCCACCTGCGGACGAACTATCCCAGCATCACCAAGGTCAGCGGGCATAACCAGTATGCCGCCAAAGCCTGCCCAGGGTTCAACGTGCCGACGTGGTATGGAGAGCAATCAACTACCCAGCCGCGCGCAACGCGCCTGGCATCATTCTTGAAAGGATGGACGAAATGACACACGATCAAGTAGGCGGCATTGTCCGCGCGCTGGTGGCCGCTGCTGGTGGCTACTTCGTCGGCCAGGGGCTTGTGGACTCCGAAACCATGCTGACCCTCGGCGGGGCCGTGACGACGCTCGTGGTGGCCGTTTGGTCGATCTATTCGAAGAAGAAGGCGTGAGCGAATTGCTGGCCATCACGGTTATCCTGATCGTGGTGGTCGTCCTGTTCGCCGTGGCCACCGGCCGGAAATCTGGCAGCAACGCCAAGGAAAAGCTTGAGGCCGTGCGCAAGGCCGAGGAGGTCAAAGATGAGGTCGAGGCCCTTCCTTCTGATACTTTGCGTGCTCGGGCTCGCCTCTGGGTGCGCAAGCCCAAGGGGTGACTTCTGCGACATTGCCGACCCAATATACTTTGGGCGCGATGATGTGGTAGACTGGCTTTCAGTAAATGATGAACCGCTCCTGCGCAGCATCGTCACCCACAACAGTCTGGTCGAAACATGCCCCTAGTACCGTTGCAACTCCCGCCCGGCGTCTACCGCAACGGGACCGACCTGCAGAGCGCGGGACGGTGGCGTGACGCATCTCTCGTGCGCTGGACGGACGGCACCATGCAGCCTGTCGGCGGGTGGCTGACGCGCGTCACGGTGACCGATCAGCCGCTGCGTGGCGCACTCGCCTGGCGCGATCTTGACGGCGATCGGTGGTTTGCCGCGGGCAGCCACTTGGGGCTGTTTGTCGGATCCGCCAGCAACACCATCACCAACATCACGCCAGGTTCGTTTGTCGGCGGCACTAAAGACGCGGCGGTCAACCTTGGCTACGGTGGTGGGTTCTACGGTACGGGCGCATACGGCATTGCGCGGCCCGACACGGGTACCTACAGCCCCGTCTCGACGTGGTCGCTGGACACCTGGGGCGAGTACCTCGTCGCCTGCAACCCCTACGACGGCCGCCTGCTGGAGTGGCAACTGAACACGGCGAACGACGCGGTTGCCATCACCAACGCGCCCACGGGCTGCGATGGCCTGATGGTAACGGAGGAACGGTTCCTGTTCGCCTTCGGGCCGGGTGGCAACTTCCGCCGCGTGCAGTGGTCCGATCGGGAGGACAACACGACATGGACCCCGCTTGTCACGAACGAAGCGGGCGACATCGAGTTGCAGACGGCGGGGCAAATCATGCTCGGCATTCGCACACGCGGGCAGGCTCTGATCCTGACCGACCAAGACGCGCACACGGCGAGTTACCAGGGCCCTCCGTTCGTGTACGGCTTTGAGCGGGTCGGATCCTCCTGCGGTGCCGTTTCCCGCTTGTGCGCGGCCTCGGTGGACGCGGGCGTCTTCTGGATGGGGCCGGGCGATTTTCACGTCTACTCCGGCGGCGCCGTGAGTGAGGTTCCGTGCGAGGTGGCGGACTACGTCTTTGAAGACATTAACCGC